CTATCATTTGCTAACACTAATTCATCAGCCAAGCCTCAACACCTGCCCTTTGTAAATAGTATATTTAGGTACTTTTTTACCCTTGTTAGCTTTATCCATCATTGTTTTATTTAACTCATATACCTTCTTATATAATGAACCATTACCAAGTTGCTTCTGGCAGATTGACCAAAGAGAATCTCCTGCCTTGACTGTATATGTCTTAGCATTTGGCTTATTGGATGAATCTGGTCTAAATTCTTTTGGTTTCATGACTGGAGGGGGAGTCCTACCATAGTTTGTCTTTTCAGGAGTTGCAGGAACTAACTTTTTAGTTGAGTAATCTCTATATTGTTTTAATTTTATTGCAACTTTTGTATCTGAACCATTATCTGCGTCTTCTGAAATAGCATACTCTTCAAGAGATACTTTTATATTAGTGTTAAATAGTACTTTTCCACCCATTTCCCTCGAGACAATAAATTGAAATGGCTTACAATCAGTTTTTAGTAATTCTAGCTTACTTAAAAAGAATTGAACATCTCTAAATTGACCTCTACAAAAAGGTAATTTATTATGTGTAAACTCTGCTTCAAAACTTATTTCAGATAGACCAGGAGTCTTTAATATGTTTACTTCTCCATCATTTATAAGGTCTACAGTTTTATTTTTATTTGTTGTTTTTATTTCTAATTTGCCAGGTGTAATTGGTAATTGTACTCCATCTAAATAAAAATCATAAGCCACGATTACACCTCCTTTCTAAACTACGCCTTCTGCTGATACAACCATGGCGTCGTTTAATTTTTCAGTTAATACATTAACTATTCCATCTAAGTCAGTATCTTTACTTATGTTGTTTGTATTGTTCATGTCAATTTTAATGTTGACTCCTGTATACTTGTTTATTACTTCTTGTTCAGCTATATCTCTTAAGTATTTTAAGTCCTCTTGACTTTTATCCATTGTCTTTGCCATTTTAGCTGTGTTTCCTGCTGTATCTTTTGCTCCTTTTGCAGCGTCGCTGAGCGGAGAATTAAGCCCTGCCGAACCGAGTCCGTCACCAAGACCGTATTTTTTGTCCCAAAGGTCATCTAGTCCTAAATCCTTTTTAGCCTTTTCTGCTATTTTATTGATGTCAAAAGCATCTTTTAATTTGTTTTCTAAATTTTGACCTACTTTATATCCTTTATTAAAAGAGTCAAATGGATTTTTAATGTCCATATATGGTGCTTTCCAGTCTTGTGGTTTAATAGGCTCTTTTAATGTTTTTTGATAGTTTTTTAAACTTCCAACGACAGAGTCTATATTTTTTGTATAACCATGACCAAAGGTATCTATATTTACTCCAGGTATTTTATTAATTAATCCAATTAACCCATTTACTGCTTTTATTGCTAAATTTACTCCATTTATGAATACATTTGCAAGTGTTGTTGCACATCTATCGAAAGAACCTCCAACATCACCCATTGAGTTTATAACGAAATTTGCAAGATTATAGAATAGCATCTGTACACCATAGATACATATATTAAATGAGTTAACAAAGAACTCCGTAAATGCCATTACTATGTTCCAAGCTCCTGCGAATACGTCATAAATACAAGCTCCCAAGAAATAAAAAGCTCCAATTACTACTCCAGTTGCACTTATACCCGTTTTTGCGAAGTGGTTGAATATAGCTACTCCTACGAATATCGCTGCTATTACTAAGGCTACAGCTGATACCACCATAATCATAGTCGCACATAGTGTGACATTAGCTCTGCTTACTCCTAAAGTCATCAATTGGTGTATAAGCATTGCTTTTGTAGCAACGTATAATTCTCCAGCGAAAAGTGCTGTTACAAAGCATTGTGTAAAAGTAATTGCAGTATAAATTGCCTGAGCTAAAAAAACTGAATATATTACAACTTTATAAGCAATAAAAGCTCCTACAATACCATAGACTATAGGTGCAATAATACTCCAGTTTTGTGTAAATACATTAGCAACACTTAGTGCTTGTGTTATTATCCATCCCAACCCTTGCGCAATTAAACTGATTCCGACAATCATCATATTTGCAAAACCTTGAAATGTTGGACTGCTCAGCAAATCAATAAACCCATTAAAGACACTATATCCAACAGCTCCTAAGACATACAACGAATCTGTTACATTAACTATGAAGGTTCGAAATCCTCCGCTTGAGACTGTATCCTCAATCTTTTTTTGTATCGCTCCAAATATCATTACTGCGTTATTCTTAATTGATGTAAAGATTTGACCTATTGTAAGTGGCATTTTTTCAAATTGAGCATTTGTTTCTGCTGATGCTGCAAGCAGAGAATTTTTTACAATATCTGCTGTCAACATTCCCTCGCTTGCCATTCCTCTAATTTTTCCTATATCCACGTCTAAGTAGTCAGCAATCGACTTAATTATATTAGGTGCTGACTCAAATACAGCATTCAGTTCCTCTCCTCTCAACACACCAGAACCCAAACCTTGAGTCAATTGTAAAAGTGCCGAACTCATCTCTTGAGTACTAGCTCCTGCTATTATAAATTTTTTGTTCAATTGTTCTGCAAAACTTACTATTTCTCTAGTACTACTAAATGCACTTCCTGCATTCATTCCGATTCGTGATACTATCTGTGCAGTATCCAAATATGATGCACGAGACCTTTCAGCGGATTGGAAAATCATTTTATTTAACCCTCCGTCAGAAAGTTGACCATCGTTTATCAGACTCAAGCGGGCATTAGTGTTAGTCATTTGGTCGCTTAAACTGCCTAATCCTCCTAATGTTTTTAAGCTCATATAAGCTCCAGTAATCTTTTTAACACTTCCAAGCAATCTATCTGTATTGCTTACCCCTTTATTAATATCTTCGTTAAATCTTCTCTGTTGTTCATCTGCTTTTCCTATATTCTGTTCTATTCTAGTTAAGATATTTTCAATATTATTTAAGCTCTGCTGAGATGCTTGTATACCACCTGTATTAAGTGGATTATTTAATCTTCCTTGCAGTCTCTCTAAACTATTAATTGTTGTATTAATAGAATTAGTCATATTCCTAAAGGCAGGTGTCATTCCATCGAAAATTCGAATTGATGTTTGTATTGTAGCCATATTTTCACTCTCCTTTCTAAAATTTTTATATAAAAAAACACCTACATAAGTAAGTGTTTTATAATATTACAAATTCAACAATTCTTTTTTCTTAGTATTAAATTCGTCTTCTGTTATTGCTCCTAAGTCTAGTAGCTCTTTTAAACCTTTAACCTGTTCTATAGAATCACTAGTTTTACTTTGTGTATTATCAGTCTTATCATTATTTTTTATTATTATTGAAAGTACTGATAAAATTTCTTGTGCTTCATTACAAGCATTCTGATATATAGATGAATTAGTTTTTGTTTTTGTATTAATCAAATTAACATATTCCAAAGGATTATTGATATTATTAAAGGTTATTTTAATTTTAAATGTATCAACAACTTTTCTTGTTGTTTTTTTGCCTGTTATTCCACCAACTATAGCTCCAGTAGCACCAAACAAAGCTCCTCCAACTACAGCTCTTCCCAATCCTCCACTAACTATAGACTCTCCATCTTCTAAAAGTTCAAATTGCATAATTTCATCAATTGCATATACATTCTCTATTACATCTCCACCTTTGCGAATATCTGATATTTTAATAAAGTTATTATCTTCATCAATGGATACAAATTTATTAATTCTATTTGTCTCAACAAATTTTGCTAATAGTTCTCTATTTGTTTTAGAAAAATTTATAAATTTTCTTATCCCTTCATGGTCAGCTAATACTTGCATTGCACTAGTTGCTTTTAATCTTTCTCTAGAAAATATTGTGAAATTAATAAAACAATTATTACATAAATATTCATTTTCTAAAACTTTATTTTTACCCTTTCCTCCACATATGCTGCATGGTTCTTTACCCCCAAATAATCCCATAATATTACCCCCTACATAATTTTATAAGATTATTATACTATATCAGTAAAATTTTTACATTATTATCACATCCTTTCAATAAAAAAACACCTACTATTCAAGTAAGTGTTTTTCATTATTTTTAATTTTAAATCCACATAGTTAATATAAAACTCAATGCGTATATCTTATGAAACAAGCTATTGCAAACTTTACATACCACTTAGTTAATATAAAATAATATTTGTATCAATGCTGTCTACTATAGCTCCATTCTTTACATACCACTTAGTTAATATAAAACACAATACAAATAACATAAGTAAAGATGCAGATGTGGACTTTACATACCACTTAGTTAATATAAAATTTCTCCTGCAAGTAACATTCTTCTTAAAAGTTCCTTCTTTACATACCACATTGTTAATATAAAACCAATCGATGGCAAAGATGTAAAGTCTTTTATATTTGAATTTACATACCACTTAGTTAATATAATACTAAATTCTGACTTTAAATTTTTGTACTCTACTAATTCCTTTACACACCACATAGTTAATATAAAACACAAATGAACAAGAAAACTTTAATAATAAAATAAGACAATTTACATACCACATAGTTGATATAAAACAATGGCTACAAGTTATGAATCAAATCAAGTTATGAACTTTACATACCACTTAGTTAATATAAAATAGTATAATCAGTTATGTAGCTTAAAAGAAAAAGCTGCTTTACATACCACATAGTTAATATAAAATCTTTACAAATAACATATACATTAAGAGTTTTACCAGTCTTTACATACCACTTAGTTAATATAAAACTTATGTCAGAAGCTGATAAAAGAGCATATGAAAGTCACTTTACATACCACATTGTTAATATAACTCTTACCTATATTATATCATTTTTTAACAAACAAAGCACTTGAAACATCATAATATTCAAGTGCTTTATCTATATTATTTTACTTATTTTTTCTCTCTTCTTGTTCTCTAAGAATACCTCTTAATATCTCTGCATATTCTTGAAATTTTTCTTCACTATTCTGTTTTAGTTCATATAATGCATTAGCAAACTTCACAAAATACTCTACATCTTCATCAGTTTTTAAATTATATTCATTAAGTAAATCTTCAATCATTGTATTAATCCCCCCAAAATAAACTAAAATAAATTATTTAATACAATCTTATAAATTTACTCAATCTTATAAACCACATGAAAATTCTTCTTCTCACCTTGTATCTTAGCAGGCTTATTGTTTTCACCTATCCAATGTCTTATTTTATCTATTACACTCTGTGAATACTTATTGACACTTCCACTCCAACCTCTTTTACTCTCTAGTACTACTAACTTTTCATTATCTTGTATATCTAACTTCTTAATAATTTCACCTATTGCATGAAATGCAGGTTTATTAGACTTAGAATACATATTTAATTTAGTTGCAATTTGTTTTGTATCAAAGAAATGTTCTTTTTCTTCAATCTCCAAAGGCAACTCTATTCCTGCTTTTTTGTAGATAGTCTTTGCTGTAAGTAACTTTGCTTTTTCATCTATTCCAGCATTATCAAGAAAAGGTGTTAGTATTTCTATAGTCTTATTAACTGTATCTAAACTTTCTATTTCATTTGCTTTTTCTCTTAATGCTTGAGGGTCAGCGTTATTTGTTATGTATGCACCATGTTGTCGAATAGCTGGTAAAACTTCTTTTGTAACCCAATTCTTAAAATTTTTAGCTGTCTCTAACTTGCTCCCAAATATCAGAGAATAAAGTCCACTTTCATTGGTTATTTTCATATTTCTATTTTGGCTGCCGTCGTGAATCACGACCTCAGCTATATCATCATTATCAATGTGAGTTTTTAAAGCTTCTCTTGTATTAGAATATCCCAAAGCTTCTGCTATATCTTTACCAACAAACCAAATTTCATTATCAATATCAACTGTTCTTATCTCTCCAAAATCTTCACTTTTAAATATTTGTAAATCATTCATCATACATACTCCTCCTAAATTTAATTTGAAAGAAGTTTCTCTATATGATAAAATATTTCATATAGAAGATTACTTCTTATGGTTTAAATAGAGTGTTCAAACTTGGTCGGGCGAACACTCTATTTTTGTTATTTTTCTAAAAGTAAATGGATTCCCTGTCTTATAGCCTCTGCTTTTGTAAGGTTATTTTTTTTACAGTATTCATCTAATTTTTCATTAGTTTCATCATCTACTCTAACCTTAATATCATTAGTTTTAGGGCTTCCTACAACAGGTCTTCCTATTTTTTTAGGACTCATGTTATCACCTCACTTTTGAGTTCCATAATTAAATTATATAGTTTTGGAACTCAAAAGTCAATAACTTATCCCAATTTTTTCTAATTATTTTACCCAATCGACCAATTTGAGCAAAACAAAAGCACCTACATATTTGTAAGTGCTTTCTTTGTTTATTTAGTTTTTCTCCACATAGTTAATCTATAACACAATTATTAATTGTTTTATTAGTGAAATCACAGCAATTTACATTCCATATAGTTAATATAAAACATGAAGTAAAGCTTTCAATTAATAGCGTGTATTATTCATTTACATTCCATATAGTTAATCTAAAACGAATACTTAAAAGTGTCTGATGTAACTGCAAGAAATAATTTACATTCCATATAGTTAATCTAAAACGTTTCATACTTTTATCAATGTTTAAATCATCAAAAATATTTACATTCCATATAGTTAATCTAAAACCCTCTTTATTTTTAGAGAACATCCACTTTGTTATATTATTTACATACCACATAGTTAATATAAAACTAGGATAGAACAGAAAATTGGAAGAAATACAAATGAACATTTACATACCACATAGTTAATATAAAATGTACTATATTCATAGCAGTTGTCATATGCCGAAATGCCTTTACATACCACATAGTTAATATAAAATTTTCTTTTCTTCTACTGTAGTCGCATTAATTCCAGCCTTTACATACCACTTAGTTAATATAAATCCCTACTTCCATTATACCACTTTTTAACAAACAAAGCACTTGAAACATCATAATATTCAAGTGCTTTATCTATATTATTTTACTTATTT